ATGGCTACCATCATTAAAAGAGGGGATAAATGGCGAGTACAGATTAATAAAAAAGGTATTCGTAAAAATGCTACTTTTTCAACTAAGGTAGAGGCGAGTAGATGGGCTATAAGTGTTGAATCTCAAATTGAAGCTGGAGAATATAGCTCTATCCCTAAGATGACTTTTGCAGAATTAATTGATAAATATGTTGCGGAAGTGACTGTAAATAAAGGTGGAGCAAGAGAAGAAAGTTTGAGATTAAATCGTATTGCTAAAACACCTTTAGGGCGTGTTGAGCTAGAAGATTTAAACAAAGAGCATTTTGAGAAATGGCAAAACAAGAGATTAACCGAAGTATCTGTTTTAAGTGTTCTTCGAGAAAGAGTTAGTTTATCTGCCGTTGTTTCACAAGCAATTAAGTGGGAGTTTCTAAAAAGTAATCCATTATCCCTTGTTGATAAACCAAAAGAGCCACCGCCACGGACAAGGCGTTATTCTCAAGATGAGATAGATAGATTGCTATTTGTGTCTGGATTTGATTTTGATAAGCAGCCAGAAACAATGATTAGTCGAGTGGGAGCGTCTATTCTATTTGCTATCGAAACAGCTATGAGGGTCGGTGAGATTTGTAATTTGAAATGGGAAGATGTTGATTTTAATAAATCAACAGCATTTTTACCAAAAACTAAAAATGGCTTTGCGAGAACAGTTCCTTTATCTTCTACTGCAATTAAGATTTTGCGTCATTTGGAAAAAGTGAAATCTGAGTGTAATCAAACTGTTTTTCAAGTTAAGTCAAGTTCTCACGATGCAATCTTTCGTAAGATGAAAGAGTTGGCAGGCTTGGCAGATCAAGATTTACATTTCCACGATACAAGACGGGAAGCCTTATCTCGATTAGCTAAAAAAGTAGATGTGATGACATTGGCTAAAATATCAGGGCATAGGGATATTAAAATATTATTGAATACTTATTATGCCCCTGATATGAGTGATGTTGCAGGGATATTAGGTTAAATTCTATTTTTCTTTTGTTTGTGCCTTTCAAAGTAAGAGATAACCTCTGTTTTTATGTATAGTTTTTTGGGCTTAGCTCCATCTTTTCCAGGAATATCCACAGGGGCTGGAAAACGAGGGTCTGTTACGATATTTTCATAAACGTGCCTATAAGATAGGTCCATATAATTAGCAACATCCTTAATGCTCCACAAAACTTTTTCTATTTGAGGACTCAGTAGTAATTCTTCGATAGCACATAATTTTTCAAATACCTGTTCATTAGTTACGATGTTTTGTGTTTCCATCTTTTTCCTCCAATAAAAAACCTAGCTTTCGCTAGGCTTGTTCGTTGATCCATTCTCTTAGGTTTTTCCATTTTTGGTAGTAGCACTGGTCGCCTAAGTAGCAATATCCTCTATTGTCTCTTAGGTCGTCTTCGTGGGATTGTAGAGCCTCATCTAAATCTCGAATGATGATGGCTTTGGCGTGTTTGGTAAGGTCTTGCCAGTGTTCACGAATAAACTTCACGCAATCTATCACGGCAAAGGTTCTACGTCCCATACAGTAGCGTAATGACTGTATGGCGAGCGTTTGAAAAGTGCGGTGGTTTACGCTGATGGTTTCGGTCATTCATTTTCTCCTATAAGTGGGTTATTTTCGGGTTTCGCAGATGTAGCCGTCGCAGTCGTTGTATAACTCGAGGTGGTCGGCTACGAGGTAGAAAGCGGTTAAAAATAGTAGAATTTTTGCGTATTTCATCGTCATTTTCTCTTAATTTGGGTGTGGGGAACCGCCGCACGATTTTTGCAATGTGCGGTCGGGGTTGGGTTTTGGGTTTAATTAAGTCTTAATCGTGATTTGATACGCTCAAATTCAATTGGGTTGCTTTCCTTAAACGGTTCGATGAGGCGTTTAAGGATTGGTAAGTTTTCATCAATGAGGCGTTTGTATTCTCGATGATGGCTGTACACCGCAGGGTGGAAGTTTGAGCCGATGGCTGCTAGGGGCTGTTCGAGTTCGCCTAGTAGGTCGTTCATATTGCGGTGTGAGATAAGGAGCCAAACGAGGCTGTAGATTTCCGCACCGGTAAACGAAGCCGGATAGCGGACTTCGGGTTTTACAAGCGGTTGGTTTTGTTGTTCATTTTGCAAAATCTCACGGTCGAGAATATCCAGCACCCATTTGCGAAAGTCTTTGGCGACTTTGGTGTGGCTACGCATACCTAATAGCCAACAGCCACGTAAACTAAAAATTCTGACTTTTTGAATACCGCTTGTGGTGTCCATATCGATGATAGCAGTCATTGATGAAGTAAATTCATCTTTATTACGTTCGTAAAGTTTTGCAATATCAGATGATGGATTTTTATAATCCAACGCTCTGCCAACTTCTAAAGCAGGTATCCATTTTTGGTTGTTTTGATCAATAACCGAAAGAGTAGTGTTTTGAAAAGTTAAAGTTGTCATAATGTTGTTCTCTTGGATAAAGTTTAAAAACTCATCACAAGCAACTGCGATTACTGGTGATGAACTAGGCAAGGTTCGCAGTACCGATCCAAGAGTTCGGCAGACCTTTCGGTCTCCTTACCTAGCCCATCATTGACAACATAGGGGACTTCCAATTTGGAAGTGCCTTGATTTGACTAGATTTTGGCTATAAAAAAAGCCGCTTTGAGCGACTATCATTTTTTCACCGCTCTTGGATATTCAGGACTGCGATCCCGACTTTCTGTTGAAAGTGGGTATATCCTAAATCAAAGGGCGGTGGGTGTCAATAGCCCTTTTAGCGAGGGGCTAGCTCGCCTTACTTGTTACCACAACGCATAAGGATTATAATTTGTACAACCACAACGTATAAATTAGGATTTATTATGTCTAATCAAAAGCCATCTCAACCAAAACCACAACCAACCCCATCTAAACCTCAGCAGCCTGCTTATAAGAAGCCAGCTCCAGTGTATGTAGGTGATAGTGTAGATATTCCTAAGAAGAAATAATTAGGGTAAATAATGTAGTAAACTTGAACTAATCACCATTAATAAGATCGGCAAGCTGATAGCAGTCATAATCGCTCTATCAGTATATTTCCGATATATAGCATTGGTATTAAGCAAAGCTAAAATAGCTTGGTTGATGTTATGTAATTCATAGCGTCTTAGTATGCCAAGTTTATTTTTATCTTGGCTGTTTTTGAATGATTCGTTATAAAGATTTTGTGGAATGTTTGTTCCCATTTGTCGTATTTTACTTAATAAAACATAATGAGTTAGCATAAATGCGGATATTGTCCAACCCGCCATTAGTAAAATGGCATTGACAATAATAATGGGATGTATTTTATCAATGCTGTTTATTAGCAGTAATGAGATAGAACCAATACCCAAAAGCAGATAATTTAATAGGCGGTAGGCTTTTTCCCGATTGTTTTCGTTTGATTTTTTTACATCGTCATAACTCTGTAAGGCTTGTTTTTCTAAATATTCAAGCATTTCATCATCAGCATCTAAAAAATAATCGTCGGGTAAGTTCATTATAATTCTCCAAATTTTAGGCGCAAAAAAAGCCGTAAAGGTACGGCTTGGGTTTGGTTAAATCTTAATCCGAAGGGGGGTGGTTGTCAAACATAAAAATATCAATTATTTTAGTTTAACCTTGAATAAGATCTTGATTATTTATTTAGTTTAACCTAAAATATATTTGTTTTCGGAATGGTTCTGAAAATGAGAAGCCCAGCTTTCACTGGGCTACTAAATGGAGCTAGGATATGAAGATTTTCAGAGTTCTAATCCTAGTTACCGTAGTATTACTAACCTGTTGTTCAGGTACTGTAGTTTAAGGTAACTCCCGAAGGGGGAAGGTCGGATGTCCCCCTGACGGCTCCAACTATAAGCCTTTTGGCTTAAAAGATCAACAAGGAATTTCTATGCAAACTGAAAAACGCTCTCGTGGTCGCCCAAAATCTGGTTTAACTCTTCAGGAACTGCAAGCAAGAAGCGAAGCTAAGCGTGGTGTTAAGCTCAAAGGCTTTAAACTTCATCAAGAAACGATTGAGCTTATTGAACGCCTTGCCGAGCAACACGGTATTTCACAAACGCAGGTGATTGTGCAAGCGGTTGAGTTATTTAATCAAAAAGGGGTGTAATGCCCTTTTTTGTCAAAATCTATTACACATCCTGCAATGGAAGATGAACCTTTATATTCTTTAGGCATAAGAAATTTAACATAGGCTTTATTACCGTTTCGTAATAATACTGGTGAACCTTGTAATGCGTTTTCTAAATTAAAAGGCTCTACGTGATTTTCCCACAGACCAATTACATCTAATTCATCTTTAGAATGTTTTAAATATCTGAATTGTTCTGAAAGATTAGCAATACCTCTTATTACTTCATTCGGCTTATAATAAACAAATTGGTATGGAAATTCAGAATTTCCACTCTTACCAATATATCTACACTTATAGCCATCCCTACTAATTCCACAAGCACCATTAAGGATAGCTTCTTTATTTGATTCATTAATCATTCTATATTCCCTTTATTTATGAGTGTTTTTCATTGCATTGAACCAATCTCTTCCATCTTGTTCTGATGCAAAATATACTCGTTGGTTGAAGATATTAATATCCATTTCTTTACCATAAGCAGATGGATAAACACCACATTCATTAAGATAATACATACCATCTTGAGGCTTTGTTAAAGATGCAGGTAAGTTACGAATAGATTTAACACTTTCTGGTTCAGAGTGCGGCTCTTTCCACATACTAATTATGTCATGCGTAGGATGTTCCGCATATTTACTAAAGTTCCCTTCTAAACTCCAAGAGACACGGTCGGCAAAGTCCGAAGATTTATTATTCAGTATGTATCCACTAAGTGGGTAAGGACCTTTGTATTCTGGGGGCATAACATATTTTACGTATGCCTTTAAACCATTTCTTAACATTACCGGTTCGCCATTTAACGCTTTATTTAAATCAAATGGTTCTGGTTTATCTTCCCATAAACCTACAACATCTTCTGGTGATTCAAATTCAGTATGATATTTAAAATCTTCATTTAGATGTTCAGTATTAAAGATAAGTCCTTTTGTATTAAAATAAACGAACATATGTGTATAAGAGTGTGCTCCATTGATAAGACCAACAAACTTACATTTATAACCTTTACGGCTAACTCCATAGGCACCATTAAAGATTTTCTGTTTGTCTTGTTCTGAAATCATTTTGTTTCTCCTATTAAATATTAAACCCTTGCCCGTGTGTTACGACTTTTTCAATTTCTTCGAAACGACGGACCTGAAATTGCTCAAACTATAACGCTTTGGCTAGGCTTTCTGCTTTGGCTTTGATTTGTTCTAGTTCTTGCTGTTGCTTGAAATTCTGTGCGATAAGTTCTGAAACGTGTTCGTTTGCTCGAATAAGGGCAAGGGCTTGCCGTGAGCAGAGAGTTACATAATAATTTAACTGCTTACGCAGTTTGAAAGGATTGAGTGTTTTCATAACGATTCCTTTGGGCAATAAAAAACCGCCTGTATTGCTACAAGCGGTTGGTTTTGGTGAAAATGTTGCAATAAAAAAGCCACCGTAAAAACGATGGCTTTTCTTAAAACTTCTTGATTTAGTTAGATAACTAACTTATAATAACTTTGTTTTCAGTAATAATGCTGAAAACGAGCTGGGTCTGACCTTTAATCTACCCAACTTTGAAGAGGATAATCAAATGTTTAAATACATTATCCTAGTTATCATCTTGTTAGTACTTAGCTCGCCAGCTTACTAATTTGATGATAATTTAACGAGAGGGAGAAATCTCTCTCGTTCTTCAAAACTAATGTTAAGGATTTATTATGGCGATGTCAAGAACAGAAATTGTTAGACGCAGTGAGGAAAAACACGGTATTAAACTCAAGGCGTTCAAACTTCCTTTAGTTGTGATTGCTGAAATCGAGCAGTTAAGTACGCAATTAAACATTCCGCAAAATCAGTTGATTATTCAAGCCGTTGAGCTGTTTAAGCAATCGCAGAAAGGGGCGTGATGCCTTTTTCTTGGTTTCCTTAAAATAACGCCCTTGCTTATTTTAAGAAAGGGCGGTTAATTGAATTTAGAACGGAATATCATCATCAAAGTTATCTACTGGAGGCTGTTGCGGTGAGTTAGGCGGTGTTGCCTGTTGTCCGTAGAATTGATGTTGGGCTTGGTAGCCTTGTTGTTGGTTTTGTTGTTTGTCCCGTTCGTCCTTATCTTTCGTATGCTCAACAAGCCATTGAATACGTTCTGCTGGTTTATTTTCGATGTGTTCTGATAAGGTTTTTTTGGTTTTTATGAAGTATGGGCAGAGAATACTAAATCCGTAAGTGTCTGAGCCGTTTTGTTTGGTGCGTAAGACTTTTTGCAACATCAAGCCCACATACTTACCGCTTAATTCAGGGGCATAGGCTCTGCCGTCTTTGAATTGTTGTGTTAATACTTGAACACCAGTACAGCCCATAATTGCCTGTATCATATTTTGACCGCCTTGCAGTGGTTGTCCGTCTTTACCTTGATAATAGACAGAGAGATAATTGCCTTTTAACCCCTCTTGCGTTTCTACGCTAAATTCAAGGGATAACGCACCGCCTTGAGATTGGACGTATTCCGCACTGATGATTTTGCAGTTATAAGCCCCTGTTTCGCTGATAAATGCTGAATTACCTGCTTTAACGGCTTGCTCTTGGTTGTAATTGAAAATAGGTTGGGTCATTTTATTGCTCCTGTGTTGTATGGATACCGTAGTAGTCGCAGATTTTGTCATCTACGAGTTTTAAATCGTTGTCGATAAATTGTGTTTCAAATAATCCCATTGGGCTTTTTACGGTGTCAGAACCGTTATTTTGAGTGGAAAACTGATATTGCCCGTCATTAACGTGCGTGCGTAGGCAAATTGTTACCATACCTTCAAGGGTAATTTTTTCATCTAACATTTTGCCGATGGTTTTAATTTTGGTTTTACCAAAAGGATCGGTTTCTGTGTGAGCCAAAATATAAACACGTTTGTTCATTGGCAGATTTAGTGCTTGGTTGAATACTGCCCACGCTCTTTCTCCAATATCGGTAAATTTGTCGTAACCTTTTTCTTTAGCTCTTCGCATAAATTCATTTGCCATAATATACTGGTAGTCATCAATAATGATGATTTCCCTGTCAGTTTTGGCGATGGCTCGGCAAATGGTTTCAGCGTTATCACAAATAAAGATTGAACCTGTAGGATTATCTTTTGTGATGAGTTGCCATTCTTTCGCTCTGAAAGGTAATGGTTTTCCGATGGATTGAATAAGAAGTGTCTTTGTCGGATCAAGATTGCGTAAACTGGTGGATTTACCTGTTCCGCTTTCGCCTAAAATAAGGGTTGCTATGCTCATAACATTTCCTTTGGGCATAAAAAAACCGCTTATTGTCGGGCGCGGATAACCGCCAGATATTGTAGTGCGGTTATCTTAATCCGTTGTAGCGGTTTTTGTCAACTTTATTCTTCTGTTGCAATCGCAGAGAATGTGGCTTGTTCTATTTTTCCCGCTCTGCGTTTGATCATTCCGCTTAGCTTGATGGAATTGATGTCTTTTATGCGGTCGATGATGGTGTTTACGCCGTCATCACCCAACATATCGGGGTCAATGTTTGCCGTAAAACTTTCCCCTGAAAGCGTACGAGCGAAAATCGAGATTTTCCCTTCTTGGCGTTTTACTCCGTCAATGTATAAATCGAGGGTGTCAGGTTCGGTGGTGGCTTTTTCTTGGGCGGTTAAGTCATCTACGATTTTATTTAGCTGTGGTTTGTCTAACTTGATTTCTGTGTTGGTGCCGTTTGAAATGGTAATTTGTTCAGCATCACTGGCGGAACGAACTATTTCGCTATAGGCTTTTTCAGTATGTTCTTCAATCGCTTGAATGGCTTGTTTAAAGCGTGGAGTTGAGCTTTCTACCGCAACCGTTTGAATAGTTTGGAATGCTTGTTTAAGCACGTCATTTTCGCTTTGTGTTTTAGTTTGGCTTGCTGCGGTTTCAATTTTAGTAATTTCAATCTCTTTTTGGTTATCGATCCATTTGCTACCGACCACCGCGCCACCGATAGCAATAGCGAATGCGGTGTAGGTAAATACTTTTTGTTTGCCAGTCATACCATTTGTTAGTCCTGTAAAACATTTGCGGATTGCATTAACTAATTCTGTTAGGTCACCGATGATTTCGGTGCAACCTTCGTTCACGGTAAATGTGATTTCTAATGCATCTTTTTCTTCTTGGGTTAATTGCGTAATGTGCGGTTTACCCGTTTTGATTTCGGCATATACGCGCCAAATCTCATTTTGAAACTCACAAATCCCCTTGCAGATGGCGTAATTGATACTGCCATTATAACGAAGTGGATCGCCTTGAATTTTGATTTTCACCTGTTTGAGAAAATCTAATTCAAGCTTATCAAGGTCAATATGTTCATTGCTTTTTAAGGTTTGAATAAAGCTGAGTAATTCTTCGGCATTTTCAATTTTCCACATAGGTATTCCTTAAGTTTTAGATACAAAAAAAGCCGCTAACGTGCGACTATATTCCCGACTTTCTGTTGAAAGCGGATATATCCTAAATCAAAGGGCGGTGGGTGTCAAATAAAAAACGGCTATGATGTGAAATTCATATTTGTTTACTTTTTTAATTCAAGAACTATCTAATCGCCAAATAAGGACTATCAACAAGAGTTACACCTTCAATAATTACCCCTGATTTAATGGCTTTTTTGAGTTCGGTCTTCATTGGCTCAATGCTGATTTTTTGATATTCAAGCGGTAGGTGTTCAACAGGAATTTGAACATCTACTGACTGTGTTTTGGCAACCGAAATAGTGAAAAGCTCTGTTTTGATTTTCAGGTCGGTCATATTATCTAGCAGATAGGCTTTTAGGCGTTTGGCAAGGTTCTCTCTTGCTCGTTTGCGTGCTGTTAGGCGTTTGAGTTCGGGGTCAATGGCATTTGCTTCAGCTTCTGCTGTTTTAATAAGTCGAACCACGCTATCCGCCTTTTTGCCAAACTCTTCTTGGATTTTTTCAATCGCATTGATGATGTCCTCATTGTCTTGGTATTCTTCTTGGTCTAGTAGGTCGAGTAGGTTTTGATAACCTTCGCTTAATTCGTAAAGTTTCATCTTCCGCTCCGTTGTTTTTGGTAATGTTGGTCGTTGCCGTTGTGGTATTCTTCGTAGTCGTTGTCAGGGTTTGTGCCTGTCATACGTCTTTTCTCCCAAATAACCAAGTTTGGTCTTGATAATCTCGTTCTCTTGGATTGCAGATGAGAACTTCTTCGCAAAATTCGTCCCATTCATCAGGGACGACTTCATCGTTATATTTTGCTTGTTGATACGCTTCGAACTTTTCTAGTGCTTCGTAGTAGTCATCTTTGGTTTCGTATCGCATTGGGTCAGGTACTCGCATTTTGTTGCTCCTGCACATATTTCGGAATATTCAAGTTTTTACGTTCATTCCAGTAATCTACACGTTGGTTTAGGTAGGTGATGCAGTTTGTTTGTGAGAAGTAACCGCTTGTGCGTTCAAGTTGTTTTCCGTCGGCGTAGATGTAGCCTCGATATAAGCCGTTTTTATCAGGGATGACATTAACTTTGGCAGTTGGTTGTTTGATCATCTTTTCACTCCCGCAATCAGTTTGTTAAGTTGGTTTTGGTTATGCTGTTTAATCAGCTCTACATCGTTATCTGTAACGTTATCAGGCGGTGGAAGGTGTAGGGCTAATGCGTTGTAATTCACTTCTTCAGGGGCGATTTCAGCTCGTTTGAAGTCATCTTCAGTCCAAATCTTTTCTGCTTGGAAGTTGCTTTCTACTGGCAGACTAGAAACAGGTTCAGGCTCTTCACAGCCTGTTAAACTACCGCCTATCACAAAGGCGATAAGCAAGGCACAGAGTAGGTATTTCAGGTTGAATTTTTTAATAAGTGTGTTCATTTTTTATTCCTTACTTTATATAAAAATACCAGTTTATTTAGCGGGTGATTTTTCGTTAAGCCCAAAGCAATTCAGCCAATCGCACTTTTTCTTTAAATTCATTGACGGATTTTTTAGCGTACGTCAATGAATAAGAATGTTCTCGTTTTTCAGGGAATTTTTTTAGGTCCGAATGCTTGTCTTCTGCCTCTTTTAGCTTATGTTTGAAATACTCAAGACTTTCAGGCATGGATAGATCAATTTTTACAGCTCTTGATTCCCAATAGGCGATTTTATCGGCGTAGTTTTCGGCTTTTCGCATTTCTTCAACTGCAAGATCCATTCGACGGGCATTGCGTTCAATCAAAGCTCTGTGTCGTTTTTCGCTGTGATGTCCGATTTTTATTGGTTCAGCAAGACTTAAAAAGTCACGCCCCTCATTAGCCGCCTCACAATATTGATTACTGCGTTTAGCGGCGTTATCAGCATATTCTTGATAACGTTCCGCTTTCGCTGTGGCTCGAGCTTGACTATTCAACCCATCACAACGGACAAAAGAGTAAAAATAAAATCCACCTTGTTGTTTAACGAGGTTGTGTATTTCAACCTCTGTTTCATTGCCGTATTTACTTGTCACGGTAATAATTTCGTTCTTTTCGTGCTGCTCTTGGCATTTTGCTAAAAATACGTTTGGGCAGAACTTTGCATATGTATTCATTTTTTCACCTCAAAAAAACACCCACCTGTTACAGTGGGCTAACGGATCATCATTATGATTACGGGTGTTTTAAGTGCTTACCGTGTACACTTTTGTTTGTTGCCATTCAAAACCGCTCTCAGCAAGAGTGAAAAATTCACATTAAAAAAAGCCTCTTGGTTAGCCCGAAAGCGGTTTTGAATGGTGCGTTGATTTGCTACGCTGGCTCAACGCTAAGCCTCGATAGCCATCTCGTGGGTACGCACGAAATGGTCAAATTTATTACTTGCGTTTGTGCTACCTGATTCACTGCCAGTGCTTAACCTTTCCACAAGTAATCACACCGCTTGAGCTATGGCTTTCACATAGCTTGTTGATAGCATCTCACCTTTGGCAAGCGGTGCGTTTTTGTCTGAATTTTTAAAGAGCATTGAGCCGTAGCTCGTTTTGATGGGTGTATAATACACTATGTATTTTATAAGTAAATACCAAATGTATTATTTTTCGCAATAAAAAATACAAAATGTATTTAATTGATTGATTTTAAAGGAAAATAAATTTTGTGAAGTGTGATTAATTGCTTATTTTTTAATCATCCCCTTGGTGTCAGGAAGATGTTTTGCAAAAAAATGATAGAATGTGGCCGCTTGTAGAATTGTAAATGAGCAAAACTAAGCAAATGCAATAAAACAACTAAAGGAGACAACTTATGAAAAAACTACTTACTGCCTTATGCCTTTTTCCTGCTATTGCCTTAGCAACAGAAACAGGTGAAAGCTGTGCCAAGATCGAAGATAGCACTAAACGTCTTGAGTGTTATGACGGTGTTTTCTTGAAGACAGAACAGAAAACCAATGAAGTGAAAGTTGAAAAATCACAATGGGAGTATGAACAGGAAAAGGATGAGTTAAGAAATGCGATAACATACAGAGCTGATAATGCATCTCTTAATGCGGTTGACTTCGGTTTTCCTTATCATGGTTCAAAACTCTATTTAACATTAAGGAAAGATCCTAAATATGGTAATGATGTGATGTTTTTCATCAATGGGCAGTTTAATGGTTGTATGATTAATAGCTGTAAAATTACAGTAAAATTTGATGATGGTAAACTCGAAAGCTACCGCATGGTTGGTTCAGATAGTGGCAGTAATGATACGATTTTCATTGAAAATGCAAAATCAGTGAAAACCTTTGTAGATAAATTGAAAAAATCTAAGAAGTTGATTGTAGAAGCCAGCTTTTACAACTATGGTAAAGGTCAATTCACCTTTGATACACAAGGTTTAGAGTGGAAACATTTTTAATTGAGAAAAGCTACGCAGTTGCGTGGCTTTTTTTATTGATGCATAAATGGGGTAGGGGATAAAAGAAAACCGCCACGGGGGCAGTTTGTATTCAAAAAAACATTTTTTTATAACATGCTTGAATATCATCAAGCCTGTATATTAGATCTCTAATAGCGGTCTTACGAACTGCTTCATCTTCCGAAAGTAAGTGGTCAGTTAGTATTTGTTTAGCTCTTCGTAGTTCATTTCTAGGATAGTTACTACTGCAAATATCCTGTAACCGTGAACACTTTGTTTGTAATCGTTTGTGATTTGCGATCATAATTTGAGTGTGGATATCCACAGTTTCTTTACTCCAACACTGATGAATATCTATTGCTTCGTTATAAATTTTATCCAACAGTTCACTAAGTGAATCTATCTCATTGTTATAGGTAGAATTTTTGATGTTTCTTACACCAAGGTAGTAGCTGATAGGAACTATTATAATAGAAAAAGACAGTGCAAAAGATGAAATTATATCGCTAGTTTGCATTTGCTTTTACCTTTACCTTAATTGCATCGTTAACATAATCACGAATTTCCTCAACTAAATCAGGGTCATCATTTGATACTAATTTATTTATAATATTAAATAGAATTTCAGTATCCACCCCTTTGCGGACAGATCCACCAAAGGCTTCTTCTAAAAAAGATGAACCGTACCCAGCTACACCGTCAAGATCGATAATAATGTCGCTATCAATTTTGATTGATGGTATTAAAATTTCCTCTCTAAACCATTCACCGCTGTATTCCCCTAACTTTATATAACGAGGACCAGGAAATAAAGTAAAATCTCTGACATTAAGTTTTTGCATATAACCTTCTATATTATTTTACAGGGTACTGTATAGCCCATTGCACGACAGTTCCATTAAGCGAATAAAGTGATTCCTTAACCAAGTCAGGCTTATGTTTACCATTATACACATACATTCCACGATTTGAACGAATTATTAATTGGCTATTAGGTGTTTTATCAATAAATGCTCTAATATCTCCACCTCCTTTACCTCTATATTCCAGTTCTGTACGAGTTTCTTTAATTAAAGTCGATGCTTTTATACACATGCTATCTTGAGTTGGTTTTCCAGATAATTGTAATCGTTGCCAAATTCTTTTTAGAAGAGATTCTTTTTGTGTTTTCTCTAATGTATTTGGTATTCCATGACCTAAATCGCAAATAAAAAGAGATAATTTACCTTCTAAAACAGCCATTAACATCCACCATCGTTTGATTGGAAAATGCCTTTTGGTTGGAATATTTGAGTCATAAGCATGTTCAACAGCATTCGCAATCGCTTCAAAATAGCTAGAGTAGATATCAGTAATCCCCATTTCTTTTAATTCTTTAAAAAGAGGTTCTGTAATTTTACCACTTGCAATATCACTTTGGATGAAGTGCCAACATTTTACATTTTCCTGGGAAGATGATGATGTATAGTTAAATCCGAGCAATTTATATAATCCTATATGACAGAACACTGCATCTACATCGTATGGAAGGTGTTTTCGATGGTCTGCTGGTTTTGATTTTGGTCTAACAACTTGAAATTTTAATGTCGGGTATTGGCATTTTATTGTATCAAGTACGGCTATTAATACACTGCAAGCTGGAGCATCAATAATAAAAGTATCTCGAAAACTTAACTTTAGCTGGCTTTTACTTTGAGCAGCCAATTTTGCTTTAGTTTCCAATTCTTCTTTGAAATGTACAAAGCTGTAACCAATTTCTCTTGTTAATAGAATTTTACTTGGAGCAATAACCTCAAATAAATTGAAACATTTATTGCGCATTATTTTATATTTAGGCTTGCCACCTTTAAGTCGATGACGTTTTTCCTTACTTTTTAAGTTACGAATAGTTCTTTGTTTAACGATAGATTTCCAAATTTGAAGATTCATTCTATTCCTCTGTTAACCAATAGCTATTTTTTCTACAATAAATGCAATGCTTTACCCATAAAACCCACTTTGCCTTACAAATAACTCCTATGCTCAACCGCTACGCCTATAATACGAATGTCTTGTTTCATTGAACTGAGAGTTGGGAAATCTTGATTTAATGGCACTAGCTCAAAATGTGGATTGCCTGATGGTGATAACTCTCCAAGTTCACGATAACGTTTTAAGGTCGCTTCGCCATTGCCATTTACTGCTGCAACAAAATCGCCAGGATGTGGGCGTTTTCTGACATCAATCAACACTAAATCCCCTTCGCTGAATTTAGGCTCCATAGACATTCCTGACACTCGTAAAAAAAACGCATTTGGACCTGCGTCAATTTCTGTATCAATATAGTCATAGCCTTCTGAGTCTCTAAAATCATAAGTTTCTGTCCACATACCAGCTTGAATAGAGCTAACAAGAGGATAAGCTCGAGATTTTTTTACAGAAGTTGGGGTTATATTTGGATCGAAATCCTCAATAGTACCATCACCATTTAAGATAACCTTATTCACTCCTGTTAGATTTATCATTTGAGCAACTTCATTTACATTAGGCATTCTTCTTCCTGTAAGCCAATGACCAATAGCTCCCTGAGTCTTCCCCATTGATTCTGCAATATCATCTTGTCTTAGATTTTGCTCTTGCATTTTTTCACGTACATATTGGTTCCATTGTTTTTTCATACTACACCCACCTGAACAAAAATTAACTAATTATTACTTACCGTATTAAATATTCAAAATACAAAAAGTATTTTGTTTTGACTTTATAAAATACCTTATGTATTATTAATGCATTTTTAATACAGGAGCTAAAAATGAACAGAATTTCTGAGTTCAGAAAAGCTGCCAACCTTACTCAAGTCGAAATCGCTAAATTGATCAATAAAACTCAAGGTGCTTTTGGTCATTACGAAACTGGCTTGAGAGAGCCGTCACTTAGTACAGCAAAAAAGATTGTGCGAGTACTTAATGAACACGGTGTTGCTTGTTCTTTAGACGACGTTTTCCCTGTTGGCAGTTAATTTACCCAAAGGAGTGTGCAATGGCACGCAATGAATTAAGCAAGTCTGCAATGAAGATTGCAGACTTAATCAGACAGAAGGCATCAGAGACGAAAGATGCTCAAGCAGCAGAATATGTTGGGGTTGATGCCTCAACGATTTGTCGTTTCAAAGCAGAACATTTAGACAAATTCTGTGCTTACCTTGATTTTTTAGAATTGGAGGTATCAGAGAAAGGTTTAAATCGTTTGACAGACGGTGAACTGGATGCCCTTAAGCTATTTGCAGAGAAGGTCGTTCACGCTATTGGCAAATAAAAACCCACGCTGGAACGTGGGTATATCAAAGGGAGATAATGTTTATGAAAACAGAGTTATTATCTACTAATCAGAGAGAAAATGCAACCCTAACGATGAGTAGTCGGGAGATTGCGGATATTTGTGGAAAACGCCACGACCACGTGATGGCAGACATTCGCAAAATGCTAGATGAGCTGAATTTGAACGCTCCCGATTTTTCGGGAACGTACAAAACGGCTCAGGGTAACGAATATCAATGCTTTTTCCTACCTAAGCGTGAAGTGATGATTTTAGTTTCAGGTTATCGAATTGATCTGCGAGCCAAAATTGTCGATCGTTTGGAAGAGTTAGAAAATCAACAGAAATTACCGAGCAACTATCTTCAAGCTCTTAAGGCATTAGTTGAAAGTGAAGAAAAGCAAACCTTGTTACTCGAAAACCAAACAATGAAACCGAAAGCGGATTTTGTCGATCACTATGTTGAAGTCGGCACGAGTAAATCCCTGCGTGAAACTGCCAAGATTTTAAATTTCCCTGAAAAGATGATGATTGAGTGTTTGTTGCGTGATCGTGTGTTGTATCGTCAATCTGGCAATCTATTGCCGTATCAAACCGTTCATTCAAAAGAGCTGTTTACTGTGAAAACAGGTACAGCAGAACACGGACATAATTTTACGCAAACCCGTGTTACTGGCAAAGGTATTGAGTGGATAGCACAACGTTATGCTTCGGAGTTAGGACTATGAGTAAATTTATTCCAAATTCATTTCAAGTGCCAAATGCGGTTGTTGATGAATTAATGAGCGTGTTAAGTGGGGCTGAATTTAAGTGTTATATGCTTGTTGTTAGGCAAACAACGGGCTGGAATAAGCAAAAAGATGCCGTTTCTATTTCTCAAATGATGGAAAAATGTAATTTAAGTAATCGTGGTGTCATTGATGCTTGTGACAAATTGGTGGAAATGGGGCTTTTAACTAAGTCTAAAGGGTATCGTGGAATGAATGTTTTTTCGGTTAATTTCGACAAAATTCCGACCTGTGAAGTAAGTTCACCTGTGAACTCAGCTCACTCGACCTGTGAAGTAAGTTCACAAGTACCTGTGAACTCAGCTCACACACAAAATACCACTAAACAAAATAACAATACCAAAAATAACACCCTAACGGGTGTTAACGCGTGCGAGAAAAAATCTGAAACGTTGATTTTGCTTGAGCAGTTTGGGATTACCGAACAACTGGCAAAAGATTTTATTGTTCATCGGAAGTCTTTCAAAGCTCCTATCACTGAAACTGCGTTGAAAGGTTTTCAGCGTGAGGCGGACAAAGCCAAAATTCCTATTCAACAAGCCATTGTGATTTCGATTGAGCGTGGTTGGCGTGGGTTCAATGCTGGTTGGGATTGGCAAAATGACGGAGTTTCTGCAAAAAATCCACAAAATCCGTCCGCTCGTAATACTTCCAAGCCATTTATCCCTGATGACGAAGGAAACTGGGCGGAAGGTATGTCTATCACGCTAAGGGGAAGTTAATGCAAAACGTGGCATCAATGAACTTGAAAAGCCTTGTCGGGCAAGAGCCAAATTACCAAGTGCCAGCAAAGACAACGGCAATTCCAGACGGTGCGATTAGAGCCGTTAATCAATTATTCATTCAGCTTCGGGCGATTTTTCCTGCGTGGAAGAATTCATTTCCTGATGCAGACAGTTACCGTGAAGCAAAACGGATTTGGCTTGAAACGTTGGTGAACGAAAAAATTACGACGATTGAGCAACTGCAAAACGGGATTGAGCGAGCGAAAAAATCTAAAAATCCATTCTGGCCAAGCGTAGGCGAGTTTGTGGAGTGGTGCAAAACGGTGGACTACGAAGCGTTAGGTTTGCCTGATGAGGATAAACTTTACAAGCGGTTACAAGCGTTTATGGCATTTGGTATGGAAGAAATCCAGAAGTTTAAGTTTGTTTCTACGGCGGAGTATTACTTGATTACCGAGTTGTATGTGCGTTGTCGGACTGGTGAATGGAGCGATAAGCAACTCAAAGATGAGATTAAAAAATCCCTCGTCAAAATGAGCAAGCGGTTAAAAACAAGGGAGGTTTTACCAGAACCCAAACTGGCATTACCTCAAGAAGTGAAAGCAGTCGATCGTGAAAAGGTGAGGGCTTTCTGGGGTGGTTTGTTGAAACAGGTTAGGGGGTTTTAGGTGAGTTTTGATGTAGGTGGGTATGAGTGATTACAAATGCCCCAAATGTGGCGGAGATCTAGAAGATTTAAGCATTAACGATGATTGGGGTTGGCACGTTGAAGAGCCTTATCGCTGTAACGGTCATTACGCAGGGTGATTCCCCAACATCAGCAAGGATTGTGCGATGAACAGAACGAAGTCTTGTGGGTATTTTACGAAAGAGCAGGTTAAGAAGTAAGGAGGTTGGTAGGTATGGAACAAAGGTTGGTAGGTATGGAGTATAAGCAAAAATACTTTCTACGCACTGAGCAAATCAAAAACAATGCCCTTGAATTTGTGAAAGCGTTGCCGATAGATGAGAAAAAGCCGTTAGTGATTGATGTGAAGCCTATTACTCGTAACCTTGAGCAAAATGCCAAATTCCACGCAATGTGCGGCGATATTGCCAGACAGGTGCAATTTAACGGCGAATGGCTACCGCCTGAAACGTGGAAGGTCATTTTAATTTCTGCCCACGCTGAAGCAACGAAAGAAGGCTCTTGTTTGGTCACAGGATTGGAAGGCGAATTAGTGAATATTCGTGAGAGTACGGCTCAAATGAGCGTAAAACGAATGGCAAGTTTAATCGAGTATGCAACTTCGTGGGGTGTTTCTAATGGGGTGCATTTTAATGACAGATGGAATTTTTGGGAGATGAAATAACCTACGCTTAGTGGTTAAGCGTAGGTGTAAGCGTTAAGCGGTTAAGATTTTATCCGCTGCGATTTTAGCTAAGAAGTTGCTACGGTTTTTATACTCTTTGTGAACCGCAACAAAATCATCAATGCGTTTGATGAGATAGCTAGGGAGGGTGATGTTGATTTTCTCTGCTTTGCCCATTAGGTGGGATAAATCGACATCAACCACACCGAAAAATACGTTATGACCGTCTAAATCAGGGTCGTTTTTGTGGTTTTCGATAGCGGTAGGCGTTGGAATTTCTCCCCCATCTTTGACGACAGATTCGAGATGAAGTGCTATAGCTTGTTTTACGTTGCTATAAGTTTCTTCTAGGGTATCTCCAGCAGAATAACAGCCGTCAATATCTGGGATAGCAACGACATAGCCGTCGGAAACTTGTTCAAAAATGAGTGGGTATAACATAAAAGCTCCTTATTGGTTAAACGTGGATAATGGGGGCTTTACAGCCCCGCTTGTTTTCTGATTTTCTTTTCGAGAAAGCCTAAGTCTTTTCTCGGGTGGGGAACAGTCACTTTGCCTGCTCCCTTTTGATTTTTCTTCTCAAAGTGGTGGTGGCTACCGACTATGCTATCTAGCTCCCAACCGTTCTTTTTGAGAAGTTTTATCATCGTTTCACTATCCACGTTTTCTCCTCTATTGGTTAATAGTTGTAGTTATTATAACCCTAAAATAAAAATAATCAAGCATTTTGTGGTTATTGTAGGTATTTTTTTTATGGTGAAAATCAATTTAAGAAAAGAAGCCAAAGGCAGAGAGTGCCAAGTACGCTTACCAGGTGTTTGTAATTTCAATGCTGAAACAAGTGTGCTGGCTCATTATCGAATGGCTGGGTTAAATGGTGTTGGGCAAAAGCCTGATGATATTATCGGTGCGTGGGCTTGCAGTAGTTGCCACGATGAATGCGATCGTAGAACTCGGAAATTGGAAACAGAGTTTGTGCGACACGCTCACGCTGAGGGTGTGTTCAGAACACAGGCAATTTTACGCAGAGAGGGAAAGTTATGAGCAGAGAATTAGAGATTGCGTTGCCATTTCCACCAAGCGTAAACCATTATTGGAGACATACCCGACAAGGTAAGCATTATATTAGCGACAAAGGTAAACGTTTTAGGGAATTGGCTCTATTGGCTTGTTTTGCTGAGTTGCCTTTTGATGGGCTTGTCGCTGTTGATGTTAGGGTGTATTTGCCAGATCGTCGAGATCGGGATTTAGATAACCTTTGGAAGGTGATTATGGATAGCCTTACTCACGCCAAAATACTGAAAGATGATAGTTGGAAATATGTTGTAAAAGAGAGTATTGAAGCAGTAGGCGAAGTCAGGATAAATGATAAAGGTGAGTCTGAATTTATTCCTGAAATTGTGAAAGATGGTCGAGTTGTGGTGAAGATTAAGGAGTTGAAATGATTAGACTACATATCAGCATTGACGATATTCTACTCGTTTGGGTCCGTCGTTGGGCTTCTCATCGTGGGTGTCGTGGTTATCCATCATTACAATCTTTTATGCGTGAGGCGACTGCTCAAATTACAAAGTATAGTATTGATGAGCTGTCAGAGGAACAGTATCTTAAGCTAGATGAAGCTGTGATGACATTACACGATTTGAATTTAGAAGCCTATCAGGTGCTAATGGCGGTATTCTTACAAGGACAGAATAAGCAATCTACTTGTCTTGAGATGCAAATTGCGCCAAGAACATTTGATAGGCGATTGCGCACCGCACGAGATTTTATGGAAGGAGCGGTATTTGGTTCGGGATTGATTAGACTGAAGTTTTAGGCGTATTGCTACGCCTTATTTTGTTCTGCAAACAGCTTAATACCTTGAGTAACAATTTGCGTTTTAGACAGACCCGATTGTTCAGAGAGTTCGGTTAGTAAAGCAATCACTTCTTCGTGGAGTTTAAAGCCAACCATACGCACCCCACGTTTTTTATCGCTTTTCTCTTGAATTTCTTTTTTTGTTAGTGCCATTTTCGCTACCTTTGGTTGATTTTTAAAACTGAAGTTGTTATATTAGGAGCCGTTGGGGGACACTCTCACATATCCCCCGCAGGGTTATCTATTAACTAGTAAGCGTAATTGCTTACCACCAACAAGATAACTAGGATGATTAGCTTCCAAGGCATATCCTAGCTCCTTTTTTGAGACCGCTCACCAGAAGGGCGGTTTCTTCATTTTTAGCCCTTGCTAAAAACAAAGTTATTATAGTTTAAACTATGTTTAGTGTAAATAGTTTAAACTATATTTTTATTTGACATCATCCACAATTCAGTTTAAAATATTCCCAGTTTCAACAGAAAGCCACATCAGTGGCTTTTTTTATAAGGAAAATGTGATGGCGGAACAATTTGACTTAGAATTATTTGAAAATGATGCACATCAAAACGGTATTAAATACTGGCACGCCCACGATTTTATGTTACACCTTGGTTATGAGTCTTGGGCAAGTTTTAAGAATGTCATTAATAAAGCGATGTCTTCTTGTGCTAATCTCGAAATTGATATTATGGAGAACTTCTCTCAAATTGATATTATTTTTCAAGGCAAAGAAACTAAGACTTACAAACTCTCTCGTTTTGCGTGTTTTCTTGTTACAATGCACGCCGATTCTAAAAAAGAACAAGTTGCTCAAGCAAAAACGATTTTAGCCGCAGTTGCCGATAAATTAGTCCAGAATGCCATTGACGACAATGCCATCCAACGACTGGAAATCCGCAAAAAATTAGCTGATGGAGAACAAATTATGTCTGCGTCTGCTAAAGGTGCAGGTTTACTTCCTGAACACTTTGGGATTTTTAAAGATGCAGGTTTTCGTGGTATGTACAATATGGGTTTGGCTGAACTGAAACGTTATAAGCAAATGCCTGATGAAAAGGGTACATTATATGATTTTATGGGCAATACCGAACTGGCGGGTAACTGGTTTAGAGTGACACAAACTGCAGAGAGAATAAAAAGTAAGAATGTCCGAGGATTAAGTGCATTACAAAACACTGCTTCGCAAGTTGGAAAAGAAGTTCGGGATATGATGATTAAAAATAGCGGTATCGCTCCAGAACATCTTGAACTTGAACAAAATATCAAAGAAGTAAAGAAAACGCTCAAAGGTGCTAATCGTGAAATGATAAAATACGATAAACCTAAAAAGAAATAATCTTTAATCCTGTTCTAAATCTCTTTCCGCTTGTAGAGATACAGGCGTATTGCTACGCCTGATGTTGCCGATAAATTTCACAAAGTTTTTTAATGGCTTCGGCTTTTGTGCCACCGATTTCAGCAAGCACTGACGCAAATTCGTCCGCAATAAGCGTTTCCATACGCACAGAAAATTGCTTAACTTTGCCTTCAGCAAGCATACGTTTGTTATATTCGTTCGCCGTTTTAGAGCGAAGTTTACGAGAATGTTCAGTCATTGAATTTGCCATAGTTACCTACTTGATTTTTTAAAACGTTGGTTGTATAGTTTAGGAACTGCCTAGCAGTGGCGGCTACCACCGCTAGGACTTTATCTGATTAGTAAGCTGGTAAGCTTAACACAATCAGAATTAAGAAGATGATGATTTGATACGGTTTCATCGTCTTAGTTCCTATATTTAGTTGAGCGGTGAAAGCCGCTCTTCTTATTTCCGCCCTATTGCGAAAACAAGTGTATTATAGTTTACAAGTAATAACTAAGCAAGGATTATTTGTAAGTTTTCAGATTTTCATTCAAGGTTATCAAATGTTTAACTTCAGAAAACAAAAGCAACAAGTTGAGCTAATTGAGCAATTACAAGCAGAAATTGAGGAACTAAAAGCAGAAAACTACCGCTTGAGAGATTTGCTTTCAAGAGAGTGGCAAGAAAAACGCCGTTTTATGAAGATGATAAACGGCAAAAAGAAAAAATAGTATTAGGGTTAGAAAGCCTACATTTTTCGGAATGTGGGCTTTTTATTTGACAACCCCAAAACTTCAGAGTAGTATTTACCCCAAAGGTCTCAAAAGCCTTATAAACAGCGGTAATTCACCCCGTCAGCGTGGTT